TTTATTTATGGGGGCTTTTCATTTGAATTTAACAATGATATAATTAAATACCTAAACAAAGGAGACAATATGTCATTTGACACATTAAAGGTAACCGAACTAAAAAAGCTAGCCGAAGATTTTGGCGTAGAAACAGGAACCTTAAAAAATAAAGCAGACGTAATAGCAGCACTATCAGAAGAAGGCGTAACTTGGTCTGTTTATCAAAAAACATTACAGACAATTAAAGACGTATCAGAAGAAGATAAGATTGAAGTATTGCCAAAGTTTGATCCAAAGAAAGAGCAGGCGGATGGAACTGTTCTGGTAAGAATGACCAGAGACAATTTCAGATACGACATTCAAGGACAAACATTTACAAAAGAACACCCTTTTGTAGCACTACCTGAAGAAAAAGCTCAAAAGATTTTTGACGTAGATTCAGAAGGATTTAGAGTTGCAACCCCAAGAGAAGTTCAAGAGTTTTATAGCTAAAAGCAATAAGGAGGAGTGGATCAATGTCCGAAGTATTAATAGGTACCAACTCACCAGTGTCTCATCAGATATTTTGGCAAGGAGAGGTTACAGATTCAGATTCTCTCCCAACTGTAAAAGTTTATGATATTACAGAAGACCCTTCAATTGTTCCATCAATAAGTCCTTCTACAATTTTAACAACTTTAACATCCGTTAAAGACGAAACAAATGTTGGATTATACAATGCCTATATTCCTTTAAGCTTAACTGCAAGAAATAGAGTTTTAAAGCTAGAGTGGAATTATGCTATATCGGGATCTCTTGTTTCTAAAAGTCAAGATGTTTCTATTGTTACTCCGTATACGGATCTATCTCAGATGTACCAAGACCTTGGAATAAGTTCTGATCCATCTGACCCATCTTACAAGTCCTATAAAGAAATACAGGCTGCAGAAAATTATGCACGTAAAAAAATTGAAAACTATACAGGACAATCATTTTATTTATATGATCATGTAGAGTTAGTTTATGGATCTGGATCTGATGTCCTTCCTACGCAACAAAAAATTAATTCAATTTATAAGCTTTACATAAATGATGTTCTTCTTTATGACACTTTAAACTCTATAAATAATTGGGGCCTTAGTTTAGAAGTATCTGAAACTGGATATGGAATTAAGGTTAACAGAGCAAACTTATTAGATAACTCCACGTACATTGCAAATGGGATGGTACCACCATCTTTTAATGATTATGGAACAGGCGCATTTGTCCAAAATATAAAATATAAAATTGTAGGAAAATTTGGATGGGGCAAAGTTCCAAGGGCAGTTGATTTAGCGTGTATTGAACTTATTAAGGACTTTTTCTCTAACGATAAAGAATGGAGAAATAGGTACTTAAAAACCATACAGACATTCGACTGGAATTTTGAGTTTAATGCACAAGCTTACACTGGCACAGGAAACGCATATGCAGACCAGCTTTTGTCAGACTATGTCTTAACTCAATCGGTAATAATTTAATGAATAATTTAATAGACTCTTTACTTTCTATGAGGCTAGATGTATACAGGCAAATAGATTCTCAAGATGAAAATACTGGCGCCATCAAAAAAGAATGGATCTTTTATAAAACAGTGAATTGCCATGCAAAGGGGGTTATAAGTAATTCGGCAACTTCAAGAGGCAGTGATCGACAAGTGTTTTCTAATAAATATTCCAATGAACAAATATTGCAAATTAGAACCCTAGATAAATTAACAGCAAGAGACAAAATAACTAATATTCGTGATTCTTCAAATAGAGCCATTTGGACAGAGATAAATTATCCAAACGAGACTCCAACAGTTTTTGAAATTATAGGAACAACTCCAATAACAGACCCATTTGGTAAGTCTATTGGATTTAATACATCTGTAATGAGATCGGAGAATCAACAAATTGGACTATAATGGAATGTTACTCCAAGCAGCTAGCGGCCTAGAAAGATTGGCCGTCGGCAGTAATTCTCGTGATAAAACAGTATTTAAAGATAGCACAGTTGCTCAGGTTTCGGCATATGTGTATTACGAAGCAAATGTTATAGCCAAGCTTACTAGCAATAAAGCATTTCAAAACAAATTTAGCAAAACAATATTTACTCAAATAAACAAAGATTTTCCAGAGCATATTGATTCTCAAGCAAGGGTAAAGCCAAAATCTTTTCACCATGTTTATGAATGGAAAAAGACTGGAGATTCATCTTCCAGGCTATTTAAATTAAATAAGTTATCTCAAGATGGATTATCATTTTCTATTGACTATGAATTTTTGCCTTCTAGAACTGCCGTGCCAACAAGAATGAGTGGCAAAAAACATGTGTTTGCAAATAAAGCTTTTATTATGGAAAAGGGAGAGCCTCTAATAATCTCTCCAAGGTCTTCTAAGCGACTTGTTTTTTCTATGGATGGAGTTACTGTATTTATGCCAGAAGGGGCTTCAGTGACCGTTAGAAGGCCAGGAGGACCCTCTGTAAAGAACTCCTTTGGATTGTATTACTCTAGATTTTTTAGCGGCGAGCTTGTAAATAATTCAATTAAAAAATCAGGATTTCAAAAAATGTTTAATAGTTCTATTTCAAAAGCTTTAGGCGTTCCATCAAATATAAAAAGAGTTCAATATTCATTTTCTCCAAACTACATTCGCTCTCAAGCAGATATGGCTCTTACTCAAGCGTTTGGGGGGTCTTTATAATGGCCAACTATAAATTAGACGCTTCAATAGAAATAAGAAAATATTTGTGGGATCAAATTTTAACTATAGGCCTATTAGAGGCAGACGATTATTATTCGGACAATTTGGGTGAATCTATTGTTCCAATTATTCCAGTTCAACAAGCTCCAGAAATGAATCAATTCTTGAGCGGTAAAACTCATATTGTTTATGACAAAGTTGGAATGTCTTATGAAGACAACTGGATGATATGCTGTGAGCAAATACTATTTACAATATATTCAACAGATGTTTCTGAAATTAATCAGATTAGAAACTTCATGACAGACCTGTTTAGAAGAATGGATGATTCAGCAAAAGATATAAATCTTTGGTCAGGAGTCTCAGACAAGTTTAAGTTCTATAGCATTTTTGTGGCAGAAATATCTCCTACGGGACCATCTGAAGAAATTCAAGGTTTCTTGTCCTCAGACGTTATACTTGAAGTTAAATATTCCAGGATATCTGACGTAAACGGCAGGTTTCTGTAGGGTTTGCCTTTAGGCATTTTTTCCACTACAATTAGACAAGAGGAACGGCCTAGCCAGCCAAAAAAACTTAATATTTATGTTTAAAAAACAGGAGGTATAACAATGGCATTTAACAATGCAAAGAACATCCTTGTTGGTGCATCACCACTATTCGTATCAGTCAAGGATTCAACAGATCCAACATATGTTGAAAATATTTTGGATGTCGCAACAGGTGGAGTAACACTTGCTGCAAGAACATCAGCAGCCACCACACTCGGAGCATCTGCCCTAGTGCGTAACGTTGGTTTTACTAACAATGGTCTTCAGATCACTTATAACCCAACATATGATTCAGTAACCGTAGATCAGCTTCTTGACACAGCTAAACTGTTCAAGTCAGCAATGGAGGTTATGATTGCAACCGAAATGTCTGAAGGAACACTCGCAAACGTTCTTTTGGTATTCGGACAGGGAGCATCAACCCTTACAAAAGATGGTGCAGCATCAACAGATGCATATCCTACAAAGGGCGCAACAAGTGCAGACGATAAGACTCTAACACTTGGCCTTGAGGCTGGAGCACTTGGCGTTCAGCCAACAGAGCGTCAGTTGTTTGCAGTTGGTCAAGCACCAACTCTTGCAAAGAGCGCATCATCAGAAGTTGCAGCATCAACAGAGCGTGTATATTATGCACGTCGTGTTCTTTCTGTACAACAGTCACAGTTCTCACTAGCACGTAATACACCAACAACTTTCCCAGTAACATTCCGTCTGCTTCCAGACGCTAATTATGCTGGATCAGAGTATGGTAAGATTATTGACCGAGTTCTAGCTTAATTAATTTATTAATTAACAGGGCCCTCCAGAAATGGGGGGTCTTCTGTTTGTAGTGATAATATCTATATGTTATAATAATTAAGACTAGATCCTAGGAGGATTAAATTGGCAACAACAGTATATAATGTAGAAGAAGTCACCTTACAAAATGGTGCAGTAGTAAAACTTAAGCCTTTAACAATTAAAGAGCTTAGAAAGTTTATGCAAGCCATTCAAAGAACTGGTGAGGCAGTAACAGAAGACGAAACGCTAGACATTTTAATTGATGCAGTAGCAGTAGCACTAGAAAAGCAGCAACCAGAACTTGTAGCTAATAGAGATTTACTAGAGGATGCTCTAGATGTTCCAACCATTAATCGCATACTTGAAGTATGTGGTGGTATTAAGTTGGACGACCCAAACCTACTAGCGGCAGCGGTTCTGGCTGGTCAGAACTAGATTTAGCCGCTTTATTAGGAGAAGTTTTTCTTTTAGGTCATTGGAAAAATTACGAAGAACTAGAAGAAAGTCTTTCAATGCCAGAGTTATTGCAAACATTGAAATCTATTAAAAAGAAAGAGTCGGAGGAGAGAAAGTTTCTTGCAGGAATGCAAGGTATCGATCTTAACATCGAAGAAGAAAAAGAAGAAGGTCCTACCTTTGAAGATGTCAGAAGAAAAGCTTTAGGAATTGAAGCTGACGGAACAGACATACTTTCATTACAAGGCCAGTTTGCTGCAGAAGCAGGATTTGGAATTGGAGCAGGGCTAGGATATTCTAAGGAGTAATTATAAATGGCTGACGAACAAGTAAGAACCCGAATTACCGCCGATGCGGATTTTTCGGGTCTTATTGCAGATGTTCACAAGGTAACAGCATCCCTATCTAAACTGCAAGAAAAAATTGCATCATCAAACAAGATGTTTGCAAATCAGATTGCGGTAATGAATAGGTCCTTTTCGGATACTCTAAGAAGCACGGGACAATTTTCCACACACTTTGTAAGCCTAAATTCTGATGTAGAAAAGTTTGGTAAAAACTTAGATTCAGGACAGCTTAAATTAAATCAATATTATAAAACAATGCAAAATCACACCAGAACATCTGGTGGACTTATTAGAGATCTTGCAAAACAACAAGTAGCATTACAAAAAGCGATTATACAGCCCCTAGGAAGAAATGCTCAGGGGTTAATGCAATTTAACGTTCAGGTTCCAAGAGGTCTTGACGAAGTAAAAAATAAAACTGCAATAGCAAGGCAAGAACTTCAAATTATGAATAAAGTGGTTCAGCAGGGAGCGGGACAACTTATTAACTGGGGTAAAAATACTCAGTGGGCAGGTAGACAGTTAACCGTAGGACTCACACTACCACTAACAATATTTGGAAAAGCTTCTGCTGAAGCTTTTAGATCAGCAGATGCAGAGCTAACAAGATTAGTGAAGGTTTATGGAGATACCGCTGGAACTACAGCAGAAGAACTAGGAAGAGTAAGAAAAGAAGTTGAAGCAACTGCAAAAGCTTTATCGCAAAACCTTGGAGCATCTTACAGAGAAACTCTTGCGCTAGGCGCAGATATTGCCGCTACTGGACAAACTGGAAACGAGCTTATCGCCTCAATTGAAGAAACTACAAGACTAGCAGTTCTTGGTGAAGTTGATAGAGCAGAGGCCATGAAAGCTACTTTAGCAATTCAATCTGCATTTAAACAAAATACTGAAGAGCTAACCGAATCAATTAACTTTTTAAACGCAGTTGAAAACCAAACTTCAACGAGCCTAAACGATTTAGTAGAAGCAATTCCAAAAGCTGGTCCAGTAATTCAAGGATTGGGCGGAAGCGTACAAGATTTAGCTTTATATTTAACAGCAATGCGTGAAGGTGGAATTAACGCAACAGAAGGAGCAAACGCACTTAAATCTGGCTTGGCTTCTTTAATTAACCCAACAGATAAAGCAGTAGGACAATTTAAAGCATTTGGTATAGATCTACTTGGAATTGTAAATGAAAATGCTGGAAGCACAACAGACATGCTGTTTGCATTACAAGCAGCTCTAGACAATCTAGATCCACTAAAGAAGCAGCAAGCAATTGAAAACCTATTTGGTAAGTTCCAGTTTGCAAGAATGAACGCTTTGTTTGAAAACTTAGGTAAACAGGGTAGCCAGACATTACAGGTTTTAGATTTAATGAAAGCCTCGACTGCCGATCTAGGAGCACTTGCTGATCGAGAATTAAAAGCAGTAACAGAATCGGCTTCTGGAAGATACAATAGAGCTGTCGAAGGACTAAAGGCTCAATTAGCTACGGTAGGAAATCAATTTTTAGCAATTAACACTACTTTAATTAATGTTGTTACTAAGATATTAGAATTCGTAGACAATTTGCCTAAACCATTAAAACAAGTTCTAACATTGTTTGGAGGACTAACCGCAATTGCAGGACCACTTATTATGTTAACTGGTGTTCTTGCAAACTTCTTTGGTTACATTGTAAAGGGCGTATTCCATATGAAAGCTCTGCTTAAAGGCGGAGAAGGATGGAAATATTTAACTCCAGAAATTTTAGCAGCAGAAAAAGCTGGAAGTTTAATTGAACAAACTCTTTATAGTGATGCTAAAGCAGCAGGAGTTTTACAACTAGCATTAAGAAATCTTATAGATGAGTTTAGTGTTTTAGAGGCAAAAGCAGCAACTGGATCAATATCTGTAGCGCCAGCAGTTAACACTATGGCTGGAAATTTAGTTCAACGAGCAGGCGCAGGAGCAAGAGTAGTTGATAAAAATCACCCACTTGTAGGACCAGCTTATTCAAGGGCAAGTTCTCACATGAATCCTCGTGGAGTTATGTCAACAACAGAAAGACTTAATCAAACAATGTTCGGCATGGTTCCTGGATCTATTCCAGTAAATCAAAGAATTGGTCAAAATCCACAAATTTATGCAGAGTCAGAATTACCAAATATACCAGGACTTACAAGAGTTAATGGAGCATCTACTGGCATAGTCGCCTCTGAAGCTGGAAAATGGCATGCAATGATGGCGACATTAGGCATGCAGTCAAAAGCAGAAATTGCTGCACTTAAAAAATCTATTGCCACTACTGGATTAGCAAGCGCAGAATTTATGCAGGTATTTGATGATGTTTTGCCAGCTGTCACAGCTATTACTAAAAATGCAGCAATTGAATCAAGGGCTATTATTGCACAACTTGAAACAGGAGCAATGAATGTTCAACAAGCTCGAGCAGAAATTATGGCTTTA